CCTTGAACTCGATATCAGAACCCTTCTCTAGAACTGTCGATTTTCCTGACCTTTCTACAGAAGCGTTACCTTTATGTTTCATCACATTCCCAATAGCACCATAAGCACTGGTGCTAAAAAGAAGAATACTAATCGTCAACAGTAATCGTAACACTATGTCCCGCTCCACTTGTTGTCAAGTCAACCGTGGAATCATGAGCACCATCTTGTGTAATTGCAAATGTTCCACTAGAACCAGTGTGAGCCAATGTAGTATCATGATCTCCAGCACCAGCATGTGTTGACGTTACTGTATTACTGGAACCTGTTAATGTGATGTTTGTCACTTTCTTATCAGTGTTCAACATTGTTGCAGTACTGTTTTCATTGATGGTCACTGTATTACTACTACCTGTAACCGTCAAGTCAATATCTGCATCACCTGATGCAGCAGTTGTACCCACGTTAACAGTTGTTGTGTTGCTGTCACCAGTATGTGTCAGACGAATATCGTTGTCTGATGCTGATGAATTAGTACCCACGTTAACAGCTGCAGTATTACTAGAGCCAGTTTGGTTTACTACCAAATTTTGATCATCACCTGTAACCGAACCAGTGATCGTATTGGTATTACCAACTTGGTCTATATCATAGGTTTGATTGTCGCCAGACATTGTAAAATCGGTAGTGTCATTACCCACCTTATTTGTCTGACCATCTTGATTGATATTAGCAGTCAAGCTTGCGCCGGACTGTGTTATGTATACGTCACTCGCATAACCCACACTACACATAACGAAGTAAGCGAGTATTGTAAGTATGCTCGTTCTCATTTGGTTTTCTCCTTTTGTTTATATTCCCATAATTTTTTCTTCTCACCTTCCTTAATTATCTCTAGAACTGATTGTTCAATTGCTTTTCTTACGGCATAGGTTGTAGACTCATTGTCTGTTATCCCTGCCTCTGTTTCTAATAACTTTGTTCCCATATCCAAAAATTTAAATACAGTAGCTGACAGTTTTGTACTCAGAATAGTTTTTTGAGAACTGACTGCTAGTAACACCTCACCCGTTTGAGTTGATATAAGACGCAAGCCTACTGTTACCATATCCTTGCGATATTCATCAGACGCACCAATACCCAAATATCTTACGCCCAATCCACCTGTACTCGTATTGGTGTCATACCCAACTATTCCCCCTGTAAGTATTACGCCTGCGAACAACAGGGGTTTAATTCTTTCTGCTTTGTTTCCATCGTATTTTTGTCTTGTGCTTCGTATGATTTGTCTTTCTTTTACTAGGTTTTCTAATTCCATTCTTTCTACAACTTGAAACCACTCTCCCTTTCCTGCTTTCTTGAGAGCTTGGATCAACCATATATCGCCACCCTGTGTCACTGCACTACTTAATAATGCAAGGGAGGAACTTGATTTTCTTTGTCCTGTTAAATCTTTAAATTTATATACAGCTATGGGAACCTTACGAACAGGTGCTTGCAAGTTGTATAGTTCATTGACTAGCGGTTTTGTGCTAGTTACTGGAGCATCCTGTGGGATACTCTGACAACTAGAAAGTAAAGTCGCCAACAGGAACAGTGATATTAGTCGTGCTACCATCTGGACTCACTATTGTTAAATCTACCGTATCGCTACTTTTGACATAGCTTATAGTTGTTCCCTCAAAAGTAACTGTGCCGGTTTCAGAAGCAGTTTCCCCAAACATACTATCTACCAACTGCTTCGACAGTTGAGCGTAAATTCTTGACTCCACATTTTTCATAAATTTTGATAAGTTTGTGTTTGCAGCATCTCTTGCTGCTTGTCTTTCTGCTGCCTCTTTTTTTTCTTTAATAGTTTTTGCTCTAGAGAACTCTTGGTTCTCAATAGTAAGCACATGTTGGCTATAACCAGTGCCACTAAAGGCAGGTGATTTCCATGTGTGGGTAAGGTCAGCAGCATAAGACAAAGATGCAATAAACATAACAAATACTCCAACACCCAATCCAAATAGAAACGTCTTTAGAATATGACTATCATTCCAAATAGGCATACGTTTAAAATATTCATCCGAGGCATGATGACCTGTTTTTTTGTTAAGATAATTCCTGCTCATTTTGTGTCCCTCATTTTTTCTATTTTCTCAGCGTTGCGATCTATTCTTTTATCTTGTTGTGCATCTCTCTGTTTTTGTGCCTTCTCAAAAGGATCATTCTGTTGATCTTGAATTTCAATTATCGTATTGATCTTTTGATCCAATCGTATCATGTCATTATCTAACATTCGTATTCGATCTATAAGTGCGATCAATGTGCCACTTGCTGCATTTAGAGATGGCAAAATTGTTTTTGTAACATATTTCCATATGTAAAATATAAAGTATGCCATACCTACGGCTGTCACGGTTGGTACACCATACTGATTTACTGCGTTAACAAATTCATTCATCAGTCTTTCCTAGCATCTTCTTTACCATCTGCTGCGCTCAATCTACGGGTGTCTGGTTTAACACCCAAAGCATGGCATATTAAAGCATCAAGTCTCACAATTTCATTATTAATAGTTTTGACTCTATTATCTAATGCACTAATCATACCATTTAAACCTTGAGCCTTATTGACTACAGACTCAAGAATGTATTTCAATAGCATAATAATAAAGAAACCACCGCCAAACACAGCTGCGATAGAGAAGCCTAGGTCAGCAATTAACTTAAATGCTTCCATAGGACACTCCCCTTATATACTATATATTTATAATTATTGGGATATATTAAGATTTATTATGCAGCTTTACAAAGTAATCTGCATCAACTAACACTAAAGGTTTAGTATTATTACGTTTTAAAACTACAATTGGTTCATAATTACCAGAATTTTCTTGTGCTTGTTCGTAAGATTTCCAAATATTAACACTTTCTTGGTTCTTACATTCGATAGAATATGGGAATTTTTCTCTTGCAGCTCGAGCCATAATTAAATCTTCGCCGCCAGCACCCATAGAACGACTTTCAATATCTTCTGGATGTACGTCTAATTTTTCTATAAGAAGATCACGAAACCATTGTTGTAGTCTGCGACCTTTTGCTTTAGCACTCTGTGTCTTCATCTTGCCATTCTATTTCATCTTCTAATTCTTCTGTAAGTTCACTACCACAAAAAACACAAAACCTAACAGAATAGTAATTTTCGTCTAAGTCATGTTTGATACGAAACTCTGCCTCGCAATTCTCACATACTATTAGTTTCACGCAACCGCCTCGTATGCGTCATCCCAGCTGCCAGATAACCCTGCTACTTCATATTCTGTAACACGGTTTTCAAAGAAGTTAGTGTGGTCTGCACCATTCAACACCCACTCCAACCAAGGCAAAGGATTTTCCTTCACCTTAAAGTTTGGCTTCAATCCCAGCTGCAACAAACGTCTGTCTGTGATATATCTTATATAGGTCTTCACTTCAGAGGCATCCAATCCTTCGATATCTCCAAGCTTGTAAGCAAGATCAATGAACTTGTCCTCTAACTTAACTGCAATTCGAGCCATGCTATAGATTTCTGCTTTGAACTCATCATCAACTACCTTGGGATGTTCAACACAGAATTGACGAAACAATTTTGAGTTGCCCTCGACATGCATTGACTCATCACGAATAGACCATTCGACAACCTTCCCCATACCTTTCATCTTACCGAACCGTTGAAAGTTAAGAAGCATGACAAAAGATGCGAACAGGGCAACACCCTCATTGAACACTGACTTTGCAAGTGCAAGCCCAAGTCCCTTCATGGTGTTGTTGTCTGACTCTTGCATGAACTCAATCTTATCAACCATCACTTTGTATTCAAGAAACGCATGGTATTCACTGTCTGGCAAACCAAGTGTTTCATTCAACAAAGCATATGCACGTTGATGAATACCTTCTCGACCAGCAAACGAACCCAGCATGTTACGCACTTCGTTATTCTTGAACTTGGGAATGAACTGGTCATAGTAGTTCTGACCCACTGCTACATCTGACTGTGTGAACAGGCGTAGGATATTAGTGACGTATTCTTTCTCAATTTCAGTGACCTTGCCAGACTTCCAATCAGCAACATCCTCTGACAGATCAAGTTCATCCTCAATCCAGTGTGCCTTCTCATGGCGTGTGGTAATCTCTACTGCCCAAGGATAATGAAACGGTTTGTAGGTTTCACTAAACTGCATCAAACCACCGCCGCTGCGTTTCTTCAACAGGTCATCACCCATCTTCATAAGTTCATCGTATCCACCGATATGTTTATCGTCAATAAAGATTTGAGGAACGGAGTTTACTCTACGAAATGGTTTCTCTCCAACAACTTCTGTTGCACCATTAATGGTCTGATAGAACGCTAGACGTTCTTCCTCGTTATCAATCAAATCTTCTTCGTATTCAAATGCGTGTTCCTTAAACCAAGCTTTGGCCATAGTGCAAAAAGGGCAATCTGATTTTGTAACTATCCTTATCCCTGACATGCAACGCACTCCTCTTGACTCATGGTCTGAGTCTCATAATCTTTTAGTGCATCACGCACTACCTTGGTTGATACGTTCTCTGCTTTGTTTGACGTTTCTGTGCGTAAATAATACAATCCTTTACACCCCTCTTTCCATGCGTTATAATGTACTTTATGTATTTCTGACTTTGACGCACTTGCTGGAAAGAATACGTTTAGAGATTGGCCCTGACACAAATACTTTTGTCGATCAGCACCCTGCGAAACAATTTTTTTCTGGTCAATTTCAATTGCTGTTTTGAACACCTCTTTTATTTCTGGTGACAAAAACTTGAGGTGCTGCACTGAGCCACCGCTGGTGATAATTGAACTCCATGTCTTTGCGTCATTCTTTTTAACTTTTTCTAATTCTTCTTCAAGATACTTATCTTTAACCAGATGTGAACCAGCCCTAGTTCTGTGGGTATAGGCATTTGCCTTACTTGGTTCAATGGATGGAGATGTACCACAGATAATGGAACTGTTAGCGTTAGGTGCAATTGCTAAGAGATGAGAATTGCGTTTGTTTGTCCCTTCCATATCAGGACACTCACCACGTTCTTGTGCTAACTCTGTTGTTTCTTCCACCGCTTGATTTTTGATATGTTGAAAAATTTCAATGTTCTTTAATGTTGCTGTATCTGATTCAAAAGCAATACGATGCTTATGAAGATAACTATGCCAACCCATTGCACCAAGGCCAAGAGAGCGCTCTTGTTCAGCAGAATATCTTGCACGGCTAATCTCATCACCAGCATTATCAATGAAGAACTGAAGCACATTGTCTAGGAAACGAATAAGATCACGAACCATTGTTGTATCTTTCCATTCATCATACATCTCTATGTTAACAGATGACAGGCAGCATACAGCAGTGCGATCATCACTGGTTGGTAGATGTATCTCATTGCACAGATTAGACCCATTGATTTTCAACCCCCTGTCTTTCATAGACTGAGGCAATGCACGATTTGCTGTATCGATAAAGTTGAGATATGGTTCTCCTGTGCGATAACGTATCTCTAGAATTGTTTCCCACAACTTTCTTGCCTTCATACTATCACGGGCTTCTTGTTCATTCGGGTCAACCAAATCCCACATCTCATCACGTTCTACTGCTCGCATGAAAGCATCAGTGATATTCACCGCATGATGCAGATTAAGGTTCTTACGATTGACATCTCCTGTAGGAATACGCATATTAAGGAACTCTACAATATCAGGGTGGGATATGTCCATGTATGCAGCATATGACCCCTTACGGGTCTTGCCTTGTCGATAGGCAGTCATATCAGCATCTACTGTATGAATGAACGGCATCGGGCCGGGTGCTTTATCTGACACTGCACGAATGTCACTCCAATGTCCACCGACTCCACCCCCTTTGACAGACAGCCAACGCAACTCAGCAGAATGGTCAATCAATCCTTCCAGTGTATCAGGAACGTATGTAAGAAAACAAGAGATAGGTAATGCCCGTGTCTTCTCTCCCGGCATGGGTGCATTAGATAAAACAGGAGAAGCAAACATGAACCATCGATCACTTACATAGTTGTAAATTCTCTGGGCAAGTTCCATATCACCATTACAGTAAGCAACCGCTGCTCTCGCATATGCCTGTTGTGGTGACATCTCTTCTTTAGTTTGATAATAGTCTGTGAGTAATTTTTTTGCTTGTTCTGATAAATCCTTGTCTTTATTTCTATCTATTTTAATTCCAACATATTCTTCCGTAGTTTCTAGGTATACAACTTCTGCGGTTGCCGTTTCCATTTTTTACTTTCTCCTATATCCTTCTCCACTCTGCAAACCTCAGTTTTGCTGAAATACCTGAGAAGGTATTATTTGTTATAATTTGTTGTATATCTTCTTTAGAATATTCAGCGATAATCATATCGTTGATATCTTTATGCTTCATGTTATCGGGCCATACTACAACTCTACTGCCCCTATCAATCTCTTTCTCCATTTGTTTTAGTAACGCACCGTTTCTTGGTTCGTTATCAAAAATAATTGTATGGTCACAATCCATAGAAGGAACATCAGCTCCAGCAACAGCAATACAATTTTCTATAAACAAACTATCAAGTGGGCCTTCCACCACATAGACATGTTTACTTTTATCAACCCGATCCAATCCAAATATCTTATCTCGTTCCTCTAACTTGATAGTAAGATATTTTGGTTGTTCTTTTCCAAATGCTCTTCCTTGATATGCGAACACTTCTCCTTCTTCATCTCTAAATGGTATCAGCAACCTTGGGTGATCTCCATCCAAGGAAGGGAATTTATTTGGTATTAACTTATTTGTGAATTTATAAAAAGACTCACATAGATATAATTCGGACATAAACTCAACAGGTATTTTTCTGTCTTGGACAATCTTTCGTGCAGGGTGATCTGTGGGTAAGTCTGAAAGTGACTTGAGATTTTTGAGGACACCCTTGGTGCGAAAG